TTAGCTGCTTTAGATTCTGCTAAGATTTCAGCGATTTTTTGTTCGATTGACATCGTTTTCTCCTGTAACTGGATAGTTCTATTAAATTATTTATTATTTATCTGATTTTACTCAGAAAATCTTGGAAAGCGCGAATCTGTGCTTCCCCTAGATTTCGTGAGGAAGTTTTACGAATTGTGTGTTTGACTTCCTCGATATGTTTTTCCACAAACTTTCCATCAACGAAAACCCACTCTTTATTCTCCATAATACCACGCACATAAGCGTCTGGAGCAGATGGGTCAGCAACGATGTCTGCTGCTGTAGACAGCATAAAATCGTCTTGAACAATCGATACACCTTCGTTATTTGTAACGAGTGAACCAAGTGCTCTACTAGAAACTCCGAGATTTGCACCTCCGTCTAAAAGACCTTTTGCAATTTGTCCCATTGGTGTTTCTAAAATTTTTGCTTTACCAATATAATTAGTTCCCTCTTTACGTAGAGAGACGATAAGGTGTGATACACGATCAAGATTAATCTGTGGATTATCTGGATGACCCAATTCACCATATGCACGATTATTTTCAACCTGTTCTTTCATGTAACGAGCAACCTCTTTATCCATAACTTCTTCTGGATACATACGCTTGTTACGATTTTGAATAGCAGATTGAAGAAAGATTCCTTCAATGAAATATTCTTTACCTTTGCCAAGTTTAGATTCTGTTACTAACTTGACTGACTCTGTGACTTCTTTAATAAGTTTCATTTTTATACCTTATCTGGTGAACCACTTAGTGTTGTAGAAGCACCAACACGAGTACGATCGTCATATGCGCCATATACAGCTTCTTCAACTTTAGTAGCATAACCACCAATTTTGCGTAATGTTAGATATAATTGTGCTTCTGCGCCAGCAATAGTAACAACGATGTCACTCGTGTTTTCAATTGTATCAGAAAATCCCATACCTGCAGCAAACTCAACATCATCATGTCCTTCAGATGAAACTGTAGTAATGTTAACAGAGTTTCTTGCAATAGTAATAGTTGAAGATGGCATACCTGTAAATTGAAAACCTACGATATTAACTGTTTGTGTTGCACCATCTAATGCTTGAGTAGATGCTAAACAGTCAGTCTGTAGATCAATAGTTGAAGATGCTGCAGTACCAGCAATCTTAACGATTGTTTCGTTATTTGTATTCTTAAGAATAGTCTTAGTGACTGGCATTTTATTCCTCTAATTTTTCTACTACATACATAAACTGATCTTTATTTTCACGCATGTATTTAATAATATCTGATTGATTCTGTAACAAATTATTTAGTTGCTCTTGAGTCTCTTCATCAATTGCTACAATTGATTCATCTTCAAGAACATAATGTATTTTACCTTCTACGATATTATCCAGCTTATTTAATTTACGAATTTCTTGTACAACTGGATCAACACTAAAAATACGAGAGGAAGCGAGCTGTATATAATTTTCTATAAGAGTATCTGTAACTTTAACATCGTGATGTTCTTTAATAATACTAGCCACTTTATTCTCAGAAATATCTTCGTATAATTCAGTAGAAATTTGTTCTTCTAATTTTTTAGCAATATATTCTTGTTTGACGTATTGTCTCGCTTCCTCAATACTTGTATGTTCTGTTTCAATACCATTTATTAAAATTTTATTATTTTCTGTTTTTTCAATTAAATGAGTATAAGATCTAATGCTTTCTACTACATTAGGTCTTTTAAAAGATTTAATAAAACTAGAATAATACATTATTCAACAGTTTCAGTTGAACTTTCATTGTTAGAAATGTCAGTAGTTGTTTCTGCAGAAACAGTTTCTTCTTCTTGTTGAACAGCAAACATACTTTGTGCAACTTCTTGACGACGTGTATCTAACATTGGTGCTAGTTTTTCTGCCATTGCAGTTGCAAATGCTTTTTCTGTTTCTAATGCATTACCTTGAACGATTGCTTGGATTAAATTTTCTACTGATTCTTTCATGTGTGTCTCCTATTAATTTGGCCAAGTACCAGTTTTTAGTTTGGTAACTTTTGCTGGCTGTTCTTCATTTGTCTGTTCAGCATTTACTTCTGATTGATCTTCTGCTGGTTGTTCTTGTTGCATAGAATTTTGTGCAACGTAATTATTCATAGCAGTATTCTGTACACCTGTTAACATTCCTTCCTTTTCAGCCTGAGCCATTTGCAATTCTGCTTCTTGCTCGATTTCTTTTTCAATCTGTTCGACTTGATCTTCATCAAGTCGAAGAATGTTTTTCTTGACCCATGTTTGGCTATAATATTTACCAACATATGGATCAATAGTTTGCAAGGCTTGTAATCTCTGAGTCAATATTTCTGCATCTTTTAACTCAGAGAAGTGATTGTCTTCAATGTAATCGTATTTGAAGAATGGACGAATATCTTCCCACTCATCAGCACGAATAATACCTTTTGCAATTAGTTGAACTCTAAGTGCCTCAGAGAACAACACTGAAAACTTTTTACGAAGTCTAACAATAAATTTATTAAACTTAACTTCGTCACGAGAAATTTCTTGTGAACGTCCAATGCTAAATCCCTGTTGTGGTTGTAAACGAGAGATTGGAACATTCAATGCATGATAAAGTTTGTTCTGGAAATACTCGATATCTTGAATCTCGCCAAGGTTTTGACCACCTGGAAGCGTAGTAATCTCAGTTCCCTTACCACCTTCACGACGAGGCATCCAGAAATCTTCCATCATTGACAAGTGGCGACGATCGTCACGAGTTTCACCAGTAGTTGCATCATAAACAATTTTGTTTCTAAACTTGTTCATAATGTCAGAGACATATTGCTCTGCTTTTAACTTTGGTAAATTACCAACATCAATGTAAAATATTCTGCGCTCAGGTGCTCGACTAATACGATAGATGACCAAAGAATCTTCAATCATCTTTAATTGATTAACTGGCTTAATGGCTTTATGTAAATAAGATAATGCCATCCCAGTGTTTTGGTCTACATATCCTGATGGACAATACACAACAGAATCTATTGCTAATTTAACACCTTGTGTAGTCTGCTCTGTAATACCTTTATCGTTATAAAGATAATATTCTTCAATTTGTTTTACTACATCAACACCTTGTGGTGTTCTTTCTTTTTTAATATTTTTAATGCGACGAATTTTACGAGGATCAATATAACGAAGTTCTACAATACCTTCTTTAATTCGTTCTTCATCTATAAGAATTTGATAATATAATCTTCCATCAATATACCAAGTGCGGAAGATTTCATGTGCTCTTTCATCAAATTTTAAGAGTCTTTGTACATTATCAAATTCTTCTTTTATTTTTGTTTTAATAGAAGAAGATAGTTTTAACTCATCTAAGTTTAATTCAACTGGTCTCTTTTGTTCATCAGCGATAATTGCTTCATTTATAATATCTTCAATCGCATTATCACAATCTGAATATTGAGAAACCTCACGATATCTACGTAGAAGGTCGTTTTCATTTTTAACAACACCTTCTAAATCCATGACCATACCGTAATAACCACCAGCATTAACACCAGTGTTTATTACGGTTGCGCCTGTATCAACTGCACTAGGAGTTACAACAGATTGCAACTCCTGTTCTTTTTTACGCTTTATCTCAAAGCCAAAAATTTGCATAATGTAAAAATCCTTTAGTTATATTATAGAGGGAACGAACCAACTGGTGTATCAATAGAAACATTGACACCAAATCCAGCAGCAGCCCCAGTATTTGATGTGAAGAAGTTATATGTAAACTCTACATCAAATTGTTCAATAGCATTTTGTTGTTCGTAATCTAGTCCTACAGCAGAAACATTAGTTGGGAAAGCATCAACAAACTTGTAACTTTTAATAATTGCACCATTACGATCTAATTGATGAACACTCATGTCAACTTGATAATCAGTAGGATTAGTTCTTCCAAGAGTTGTGTTATAGTTTTGAATACCAGATTGCCACTGCTCTAAAGCATTACGAATACCAAATGTTGTATCATTGTAAATCGTAACAGTCCATGGAGCAAAAGTTCTTTCTCCTGCAAACTGCACAGGACGCCCACGATATAAAACAGGAATTGTCTCAATAGTAGAAGCAGGTAGTTGTGCTGCTTTACATAAGAATTGAGCACGCTGTCCTGCTACCACACCCAATGTTACATAAGACGGGAATGTTAACTCGACACGAAACTGATTAGGGCGAGCACCGCCACCAATCATTTGTGCTTTAAAATCAGCAATATTTGCCATTTAAATCTCCTTTTGTTCTTTCTTATTTATCCCTGATTAAGCACCAATTTCTGAGAAGTTAATCGCAGAACGAGCAGCAACAAATGTCAGAGTAATAAAGTTGATTGAACGATTTGGCTTAATAAAGATATCAGCAACGAATTCGTTACGATCGATAACTTCACCAGTATTGTTAGATTCATCGCACTTAACTACGAAATCTGTAATACCACGACGACCCTGAACATCACGGAGGAATGGCTCTACTAGATTCTTAAACTGAGCACGTGTGAAACTATCATTAAATTCAAACAACTGGAATTTAGCAGCAGTTGCAATTGCTTTTTCAAGAACGATAAACAGACGACGCACGTTAATACGATCGAATGCACTTGGTTTTGCAAGTAGAGTTTTATCTCCAAACAGAACAGTACCTTCACCTGGGAATGTAACCACAGGGTTAACACCATTTTTGTAAAGATTATCACGCATTGTTTTATTAGGTTGTACAGCAAGACGTACAACATTTTTGATCTGTCCACGATTTAGACCACCTGGAGAGAACCATGGATCGTTTGTATAGTCAGTGCGTGCGCAAAGACCAGCTACATCACCATTTAATGGAATATAACGATACTTATCATTGTAACGATCATACTGATATTTGTAGCCAGAATCAAGAACAGCGTATGATGTGCTTGACAATGCATTTCTATATGCATTAATCTGCGTAACTTCATTATCAGTAGATCCAATAATAATATCATGTGTTGATACATTTTGTGGAGAGATAAATGCTACGCAGTCTAGTCTTGTTTCACAGACATTGTTAATAACAGATTGTGCGACAGATGCTTTTGCTTTGCCAAGAAGAACTAAACTAATATCATATACTTCTGCATTAGCAAATAAAGTATATGCAGATTGTTGTTCGCCATCTGTTAATGCATAATCATCAGTGCCACCAGAAAGAGAACGCTTAACAGCAGCTGATAAGTTTTTAAATGATGCACCTTGTGCTGGTTGACCCCAGTTAGTTCCTAATCCAGTGATTGCAGCTGGTGGATCCATCCACCAAACGTATTCTGAACGAGAATTTAATACATCTTTATAATAATTATTAGTACCATCTGATTTTTTAGCATCAGAGGCTTTTGAAACGAAAGCAAATTTTTCTAAAACAGTTCCTTTTGTTCCAGTAATTAAACCATCTTCA